CAGTCGAGAGTTCACCAAACTCTTTCAACTCGACTTGCGCGTTTAACGTAGGCTTACCTTCATCGAGTGGATCTGCTTCGACGATCTCCGATTTTTTCTCCTCCGCGTTTTGCCCAAGGAGTTTCACAAACAAGTTGAACAATCGGATATGTGCGTCGTATCCCGGATTGTTCTCGAACTGCGGTGAACGAATCCAGTCCGAGAAACATGTCGCGATTTGTTTTCCGAGGTCCGAATAGATCGCGATTTCTCCGTCGCGGAATCTCCTGAGATACGTTTTGTTTTCCGTCGTCACTTGGTCTTTAGGCACCTCGCCGCGACCCATGTGCACGATAGCTTTTTGGATTAGTCTGCTAATTTCTGCTGCTTTGCTCATAATTATTTAGGTGTTAATACTGCTTCAAAGTGGAGTTGATTTTCCGGCGCGGTTTTAGCAAACAAGACATTCTCGTCTGTGTGCATGTGTAGTGCTTTGCAATTATAATAGTCCTTCAAAATCGGCCAGATGAGTTTGTAATCCTCATCGATATACCAGCGGGAGAGGATGTGAAGTTCCTTGGATATTTTCACAAAGTCCTCCAGATACCCGCGCAGTACTTTTTCGGACATGTGCTGAAGCACCAGCGAGGCAAATATCAGATCAAACTTTCGCTTGCAGATTTTATCCCAACTCTCAAATCGGTACAATCTTTTGTATAGTCGCTGAGTTTCTGGAGACATCTTCTCCAACATAGTTATGTTATCATAACCAGTAACATCAGCTCCGCTATGATACATCCAACTAACATTCCTACCGATTCCACAACCAAAATCCAGCACTTCATAATCTGAACCTATTGTAACATAAACAACACTCGCCGGTAGAAAACCCACTTCCTTCTTATACCCACTATCAATCAACCTCTTCACTTCCTCAATATCATCAGGCAAACATTGCCATGCCTGCGCGTATGGATCTTTAAGACTCAATTCCCCGGGATTCATTTCACAAGTCCTTCCGCGATAAGTTTTCCGTAACATTCCATTGCCGTTCGAGCATCAGCTAGAGCCGAATGGAAGAATGGATTAGGTCTTCCCGGGAAACATTTATGGAACAACTCCATAAGCTTGGGAGGTTTTGGCTGACCATTGTTCTTGAGCAATCCACAAAACGGAGTTCCTATTTCCATAGTGCAATGAGGCGTAAGTGTCGACAGAGTAAACTCTCCGCCGACTTGTTTTGCAAGCAAATCGAGCATAGCCAACTCAAACTTCAAGTTGTGCCCGATCAAATGTGACGCGCCGTAACCGTTGATCAAGTGTGACAAGGCCTCAAAAACCTGTCGCGGCGGTTTACCATGAACATTTGCAAACTGTTTGCTAATCCCGTGAATCCTTTCCGCACCCTCATGCATTTCACCATCTTCAATCTGCACAAGTCGTTCCCATTGATACACAGGAAATAGTTGTGGATCGGTAAGGATCAACCCGACTTGCACAATCCGTGCTTGATCTTTGTGTCGCGGGTCGAGTTGTCCATTCGGGAATCCCGTTGTCTCGAAGTCTAAGAATAGATACATAATGTTTTAATTGAACTAACTCCTGAAAAGAAAAGAGGACCAGTTGCCCAGCCCTCTTCTCGTGTTCATCAGTTACTTCTGCATCGCGATTGCTCGCCCGACCGGCTGCTTGAAGTTAATCGTCCAGCCAGACGAAATAGCTTTTCCGTCAGGTCCGAGCAAATTCTTGGGCTCTTCACCCGCTGCGATCTGTTCGTCGGTCTGCGACTCTTGTTCAAACCGCTGTTCAGCCTTGATCGTACCTTGGATCATGAAGCCTTCAAGAGACTTGAATTTTGCACGAACCTCTTTAACTGGAGTAGGATCCTGCAAAGTAAACCCAAACGTACGAAGGTGCCCAGCAGCTTCCTTAACACGCTTGTCATCAGGATAGCTGATGTACCACGTTGCGATACGTCCTGCACAGTCAATAGTCTGTGAGCCATGCTGCTTGGTTGCAGGCGAGAGCAGTTCCAACTGAATGGTGTCCATAAGATTTCCCTTACGGTTAACGCCATGCTTGACTTCCTTAACTTTAAACGCATAGATTCCGTTCGGAATGAATCCGGCATCAACTGAACCATCACCAATCGACACGACCGACTCCTCGGTAATTGGAGGTTTCTCAGCCTGCGTATTATGAGCAACCGGAGCAAAGCCCGGCGTTGCGCTGGGAGTAAATCCAGCAGAGGGAGTGAATCCAGCAGTTGGGACGAAGCCCGTTGTTTTATTGAGTTCCATATGTTACTTTGTGTTTTGTGTTTGTTGTTTTGTTTCTTCAGGCAAATTAGTGTCAACCTGTTCAGGAGGTTGTGTGGGTATGGAAGCAGGCTGCTTGCCAAGATTGGTCCCAGGATTACGAGAAAGGTCTCGTTTGTGTTTGATCGGCGGATGCTTGTGGTCGGAGTAGGTTGGTGTCATAGTTCATCATCTAGAAATTCATCTAGGTATCCGCAAAGTACTGCGATAAATGTCAGTAAAACAATTACTGAAAGTCCCGCTAGAAAACATAGAGCTGTTGTTTGAAGTAGGTTCATACCACAAACTTTCCACAAGGTCTCCAGTTAAAGAACTTGTCATGCGAGTACATCCAACCATCCATGCAAAGCTGTTTGAACGCTAGTCGAGTCACAAAAGGAACCTCTCTTCCTTCGACAAGTCGCCCACCGTATATAAAGAAAAATCCAAGTTCATTAAAATGAATTGCTTTTATGCCTACTGACGTGCCATTTAATCCATGTCGAAACCAAGCACTGGCGATTTCATTATTGATGTCATTAATTTCCCAAGGGATTAATTTGGGTGAGGGTTTGCGGCGGTAAATAAAGTTGGCAAAATCCCAAGTAGGTGGATTTGCAAACCACTTACCCGTCAGGCTACCTTTATGTTGATACTCTACTTCAAACGCAGTACCTTTGTCAGCCATTTCCACATACCAATCTGCCGCAATCTTATACTGTTCCTGTTCTTCTATAGTCATATTATTTCACTCCTTGTTCTCCAAACGGTTTTGAGAAATCAATCCCTTTCATCTTACCAATAGCAGCAACTACCGCGCCGAGATCGTTAGGCATGATCGCGGGAAGCTGCATGTCGATTGGACATTTACACGAGCTGACACCATCAGTCCGCGTGACGAACTCGTAGATCGGTTCAAGCGGCTTACCGGGTACTGTCCGCGCCTTAGCCCCGAGCACAATCGTGAACGAGCTTTCGACCTTACCTTCGAGTTGCTTGCCGTTGATCTTAAACCTCCTCTGCGAGACATTTCCAATCTGTCCCGGCTCTTCTGTCGGCGCAGTTAACCATTCTTGGTGTCCCGTCGCGATAATAAGCTTGTTCGCGCAGGCAAGCGTGCGGAGGAAGATTTTACTCTTTGCGCCAAACGTTCGCCATTGACCGAGCGTATCCTTCGAGTTCACGATTGAGATATTCTCCTGCTCGGACAAGTCAAAGTACATACTGAGCGAGTCGAGGAATATGATGTTGATTCCCGGATGCTTGACTAGGTAATCCAGTGCTTGTCGAGTTGTCTCAGCAGAATCGCATGGGATGTTCTCTTTGAATTGAGACAATCGCGAACTGTTGAACGGCATGTCCTTCATCTCGACATTGAGGATGCCTGTAGTTTCTGGCGGGAGGAATTGTGCGGAAAAGGATTTACCCTGTCCCGATTCTCCGATAATTAGTATGTTGGGGAATAGCATAATTAAAACTTACTAGGGTTATACTCATCATAAACAAATCCCATCGCGAGATTCTGCATCTCCGTCGCTTTGTCCGGCGCATGACACAGCGGAACATAGTCGCAGTACCCGCATTGATCGTTGATCAAACCTGTTCGCGGCGTCTCGTAAATTTTGCCCGCCGCCTGAGCTTCGCGCTGTGCATCGTGGCTGTCTACCAGTGCCTCGACTGATCGCAGAAACTCTTTCTTCCATTGCGCCATCTTGGTCGGCGTATGGTAAATCTCATTGCCGAGCAACCACTTGCCGGAATAAACCTGACACATAAGAATGTGGGTTACAATGTTGTCTTCTTGTACTGCGGCGAAGAGCTCCTTGTCCCAATAGAACAAGCTCTCGCCCCACTCTTGGATCACCCACTGATAGAAATAAAATTGGACACTCGCTGCATACGCATCGAAGATCTCATCTTCCTTCTGTTTCTTTGTGGTCTTGATGTCAATGATCCGAATCTTTCCGTCCTTGAAACAAATGCGATCCATCGTACCGCAGATGTGAATTTCGTAAAACGCGTGCTTGCGTTCCAGCGTGATCCACGGATAGTTAAAAAAGTACTCGACCATTTTAACTCCAGTCGGCATCACTATCGGATCGGGCAAACGCTGCCGCATGATCATGTATTTCGTCGCGATGTCAAAGAACTTATCGGGCAGCGTCGTAGCTAGTGCGCGAACTTTCATCTCGGCAACAGATTGCCTGTCACCTTGTTCGATGTACTCCGCGAACTGGTGTACGGCTTTACCGGAAGACAAAGCTTCGGCAACAACTTGCGGCTTTAGGCCGTGCTGAACACGGAAAGCGTATCGTTGCGGACAGACTAGCATCTTTAGCGCAGATGCATTAACAGGAAGTACGTGAGTTGGTTTGGTCATTTGGTTAGTTTGTTGTAGTGTCGGTGCGCGGCTTCTAACGGCCGCTCAAAAGTTGTCCACGCGGGTTTGTTACGTTTGGTCCAAGTTGGCGTATGTTTATCATATGTCCATTTGATATTTAATGTCCATTGGCATTTGAACTCTGGTGAACCCGAAAACGGTGCTCCGGGTGCAAAACAAGTTGGGTTAGTTACGTTCGACGGACCATCGTTTTTGATGTCGGGAATAATAGATTTAAATGCATCAATGTATTGTAACGTAGCATGATCTTTGCCGAACCTGTACTTATACTCGAATCCAAGTTCTTTCAAATACAAACATAGCCAGTGGTAATTCTCCGGCAGCTTTGCCCAGACGCAGCATGGATGATTTGGGTATGCACGTTTGTACGGTGGCGGTAACACATGCGTGTCACTATACCAATGCATTGTAGTCGAGAGTATTTGTCCCGTCTCGACCGTCATTTTGTTTAACCGCTTGTCATCCAACGCTTGAGCACATAGCTTTGGGTCAGGTGAGCACATGAATATGTTCATTTTGGGTGAGCTAGTTCTTCGAGAACAGCAACTTGTTGTTTGAGTTGTTCGACTTCTTGGTTTAAGGCTAGGATAAAAGCTAGCAATTCTTTAACAGCCGCTCTACCATCGTTAAAGTCAGCAGAACAATTTGGATCGGCTACCGCATTTGCATAGTACAATTCATTTTCATTAATCTTCATTTCAAGACAAACCTCCTTCCTTTAGGTGCTTCTTTACTAGCCCTCTTTGCCATAACATCAGCCATGATTCCACCTTTCGCTACGTCGCCGACGACATCTTCGACAGTCATCCCAGCATCTGTCGGGCGAGTCTTCGGGAAGTATGGCAACAAGTGCGCGACGAGTTCTTCGTCCAACATTCGCTCGACCGCGACTGGATCTTTTTGAATCAACCCGAGTAGTTCTTCGATAGTCATACGCCAACAAAAGCTCGAACGTCTGGGTCGTCAAGGTTTACATACATGACGATGATTTCCTCATCTGTAATAC